TCAACACCTCCCCATCTATCAACTGGTCGGTCGTGTTGCTCGCCATCGAACTCAATCAACGTGTTCATTGTTGGCAAATAAAAATCAAAAGGTAAAGGCTTTTTGTATCGGCAATCATCAAACCTGACCTGCTCCTCAAAAAATACGCCTTAAGAGATGGGGAAATAAATTCCTCATCTTTTTTAACCACTCAAAAATTCTTTCATCATTTCAGTTGTTGACTTTTCAGGCTTGCTACTATCTGCGATTGTCAGCAACTCTGCCCTACCTTTCGGCGTGAGACCTAGTTGCATGGCTATTTGATTCAGCGTAGTTGTTGCATCCTTCATCGTGGCAACTGCTGGATTCTTTTTAAAACCGAGCGACTGCTCGCCCAAAATCTCACCAGACCCTTGAGCCTGTATAGGCTTTGTGATTTCCTGCTGGATGCCGTTTAGCTTGACGTCTTCGTAAGCCATCTTGTAGATCTCGTAGTTAGTGCAATAAGATTCCACCAAGAACGTATCTATGCGCTCGACCTTGCCTGTTCCTTCTAAAAACGGAACGACTTTGCGCCAAACCTCCCTAGCTACCTGTCCTAGATAGTTTGGTGGGTCACTCGGTAAACGCCCTTTATTTTGTTTATAAAATGGATTTTTAACCAAGTTCGCCTCACCTCCTTCTAGTTCATTTTGACACCCTTTAAAAATCTGAAAAATTGGCGTGCGGTGTGAGAAAACACCTTGTGGCGGCTCTCCTTGGCACGAGAAAGGGGCGGGGGTCAATTTTAAATCGTGTCGAGGGTTTATTATACCACCCTTATTCTAAAATCGTGCTATGGGCTTATTAGAGGGGTTTAACGACGTCCTCTTTTTTTTGCGGGCTATTAAATCGGCCCACGATGCCACGGAAAGTCGTAGCTCGGTGTTTTGTTTAGTTCTATTTTGACCAGTACCATAGATTTCTTGTTCCAAGGTACGTTTCGTATTATCGCAACTCCTACACGTTGAAATTTCAGTCCGAAGTTCTGGAGCTATTTCAACGGGTGTAACGTGGTCGCCTATACGAGCGTCTGGTGTGGTCACACCCAACGCTAGACAGTACTGACATAGATAGTTGTCACGTTCCAATGCGATCTTGCGAATAGAAGACCAAGTCTTCGAGCGATAGAATGCGTAGCGTTCCTTACTCTCATCGTCTCTGTTCCTCACTCGTGAGTTGTATCTTGTGCGTGAGTATTTCTGTCTTTCCTCAGTGTATGCTGCTTCCATGCTGTGATGTGTACTACAGTAATGTAATGGCCTCTCTGTTAGAGCATGGCATCCCTCTGCCCTGCATCGTCTGACCATCGGCATAGATATACCTCCTCTCAGATAAACTAAAAGAGAACACCACTGTGTCCTCTTGATTCGATAATACTATATTACCACGATGATAGTATGATGTACTATAGATTGGTATAGACCGATACAGATTAGTCCAAATACTTCTCAGCTTGTCTTAGCTTCACATAGTATGTAGCCTTACTAAAGCCCATACGGTCGCATATCTGCCAGATATCTAGCTGGTCTATGTATACCATTTGTAGCAGGGAGCGTGCATCTATATCCCCCACCTCTGCTATTTGCCGGCGGAAGTCTAGCTTTTGTTTAATAGCTTCAGCAGTGAAACGTTCCACTTCCTCCCTAGCCGTCATAAGTTCCACATAGATATCATCCTTGCCTTTGCGTTTACCACCTTGTACCATGTCCGTTTGCATGGCACCAGCCGTTACTTTAAGGGCTTGTGATTCTAAGCGTTTAATCTGTTCTATCTGACTGTCAATGTACCTGTCTAATGCCTTAATCTTTTGCAGCCGTTCCACTGTTCTCATAAATACGTTTCCTTTATGGTATAATAATATTAGCGTTTGGATAGACCTGGGCATTAGTCTGGGTCTTTTTGTATTAATTAATATCCGCATAGATAACAAGAATAAAGAGCGGAGAATATACCACCTCCCATGCGTTATATTTAGCCCTGCCACCAGTAATGCAAGACTATAGTTGAAAGAAACAGAGAGGATTCCTCGATTCTAATTATTTATTTACTGGATTCTGTGTCGAGGCCTGTCAGCTCGACGGGTGTCGAAAAAGTGTTGAAAAGTGTCTTAGCCACTAAAATTAGCGTATTTTTGACAGACTAACAGCCAGTGACGGATTCGAAGCGTCCATACCATTCTGGCTACAAACCCATTGCCAATGCCGTGTATAAGGCACGTTTAACACTGGGCTTCTTGCGACCTAATTCGCCTTTAGTACGATATTCGAGAACAATGCGATCAACTTCATCGTCTAGTTTTTCAGGCCATTCGTAATTATTTAAGACATACTTAGCAATCTTGCTGAATAGGTCTCGTGACAGTAGCCCTTCCATTTGAATTACTTTGAGTGGTGTTAGAACAATACACTCGATATAGCATCGATTGATTGAGTCTTTAACTCTATTAGCTTCTTTCTTATCGCAGCCTTTAACTTGCATGATATATTTAGCCATGCTGTTCTTGTGAAGGTTGCGTAGTTCTTCCACTTCCTCACGAAACTGCTTAAATAGTTCCTCTGGCAGTCCCGCATTAGTGGTATCTACGATTGGTCGAGTAACTGTCCCTCTTGTGTAGTTCTTAGACAGATAATCTTGAAGGTCGTCGAATAATTCATCAGAAATGATACCTTCCAACCTCTCGACAGTCGCTGGCGATATCCTCGCACGCTCCACGACTGCATTGTTAAATGCTTGCAAAATGATGATCGCTTGTCTCTCACTGCATTGTCTTACTTTTTGAAAGAACTGCTTATAATCTCTCAGATGTGCCTCTTTAAGTGCTACACGCTCACTGACTAACCTTGAATGTAATTCTTTGGTCAGTCCTGCATATTGGTATGTTTTGCTCATGAGCTCCGCTCCTGTATCACTTTGCGGTCTGCGATATATCCCTCTAATGTTATTCCAACGGCTTCGAATGGGACAAATTCGCACACAGTTCTCTTAACCACCATTGTCGTAAGTGCTCTTGTATTTCCTGGACCTCTACCGCAAATAATAGCTACATCTCTTCTAAAACGCTCTCGCTCGAAAGCCATATCATAAAGCTTTGAGACGTTTTTCATTACATGTTTCTTTAATTGTCTTTTGTTCATTGTTTCACCTCCAGCAACTCTGGATTCTCCCATATATTCCCTGCAATTTCGCAGTCGGTATGTCGTAGCCACAATTCACATCCGTATTGCTTAGATTCAAGGCGATATGCTCCGCCTCGATGTCTTACAACTTCGTAATAAGTTGGCTCAGAATAGACATTCTTAGCCATTTTGACTACATCCCCCTCGAAGATTTCTTTTCCATTCTTATCAGTGAGCCCAGTTGATTGCATGAGAACAAGGTCGTTATTCACAATCCATTCACCAGCAACGCCATCCTCATCAATAATCCAAATGTCGCCATTGCCAACCATTACTTCTTCTGGACTGTACATGCGGCATAGCGAGCCGCCATCATACGCTCTATATCTTGGTATCATTGCCATCACCATTCCTAAGCCTCTACTACTGGAAAATGAATTTTTCCAACTACTAATGAGCCTACGCTATAGTAATATCCACCATTACCATCATCTGCCTCACACTCTGCCAATGCTATAGGATTTTGATTATGATAAATAGTGACTGTGTTCTTACTTTCCGCTGTTCCCGAATCACTTTTCTCTGTTACTTGTTCACCAATTTTAATATCGGTGATAATAGCGTCTAGCTTGACATCTTTAAACTCCCCGCCCGCATAGGCACAACAATCACTTTCTGACATTTCAATAGTGACCCTTGTGCCATCTTCAAGCAACAGAAAGTCTTTATCCCATTTCACGATGCGCTTGTGGAGCAACATCTCTTTAAGTTCTTCTAACGAGCCATACCTTGCATTCTCCCAATCGGGCTCGCAGTAGTTTGGTAGTTTAATGGTTTCTGTCATCTCAACTCCCTCTCTCCTTCAAATAGCTAGGGATATCATCCCCAATGTTTACTTGGTCGTATTGTCCCTTGCTGACAAGGAACTTGCCGTAAGCACCGCAATCGATAGTGTATAAATCGTTAATCTTCTCTTTCCCAGTCACCTTACCGTGCATTTCAGAACCAGCATTATCTACACGATGGATAGTTACCGTTTCTACTCTACGTGGCACTGTCAGAACATAGTAGACAGACAGCATGTTAACAACCAGACTGACGACTAAGATAGCGCTTGAAATAGTCAAGCTATCCGTGTACCACTTTTTAGAGCTCTTCTTCTTTGACGAAAGTTCCATTAATCATCTTTCCTTTTCTATTCTTGATTTCCTCGTACGCAATACCGAGACACTCAGTTACATCAAGGTCTAGTTGGTGTGCTAGTACGATAATTGTTACCAGCGTATCACCGATAGCATCCTTCAATGCTGCTTGTGGTTCAGTAAATTTCGTCGGTTTCAAGAGTACGTCTCGAATCTCTCCGACTTCCTCAGTCACTCGCATCCACTGAATTTTAGGGTCAGCTTGCTTTAAGTTGCGTTCGTCTGCCCAGTGGTTGATTTTAGTAATTAAATCTGAGAGTGTGTTATCAGTATCGTAACCAAGTAAGTAAGGGATTGATACATCGAAGTAGTCAGCTAACTTCTTAGCGTCACTTCCTTTGATTTCATGGGTGCCATGTTCCCAATTAAGAATGGTCAATTTTGTAACCTTAATTTTTTCGGCTAACTCCACTCTTGGCATTCCCTTTGATTTTCTTAACTGTTTAAGTCTGTTCATTTACTCCACCTCTTTCACTTCAATACCCTCGCAGTCGAATACCCAGCCGTTAAACATCATATCCATAATATCTTCCTTTATTCCCTATGCCAGTTTTTATCAACGTTGTCGCCCAAGAATAGCTTTTGCCAAAGAAAATACTAGCTTCTCTTCGTGTGTTGAAAAAATATTTTTTATCTTCTAAAATATCTACAATTACGCACGCCTTCTTTGTTTTGTCTGTCATAGCTTTCATATGTTCGTCACTAGATATTTTAGCTAAACCTTTTTTAAAGGCTCTTGCTGTATTTTCTTTACCAGTTACCCACTCCAAATTCTCTACTCTATTATCTGTCTTGATACCATTTACATGGTCAACCTGAGGTAGATTGTTAGGGTTAGGGATAAACGCTTTAGCAACCAATCTATGAACTCTAAAACTTCTTCCCCTTCTCTCTCCTTTTGATCCAACTTGAAGATTTACTAACACGTATCCAAGACGTTTCACAATTCTTGTCTTTATGCTATTTTTGTTTTTTTATTTCTAATTTTTCCAGTATTAGATACTTCATAATCTGAAGCTTCTAAAATTGTCTTCCATTCTTCATTCAACTTCTTCCACCTCTATTCCTTCACAAGAAAATATCCATCCAAAACCAGCGTCTTCTAGCTCTTTGCGGGTGTGGTGTGCTCGAAATCTTTCAAGTTCTGTTTTCGATGCAAAAAGCCATTTTTGAGTTTTTGTATCCCGATTGAGGTATTTACAGTATCCGTCAATCCCTTTAATTTTAATCGTATATCTAGGCTCTTTCTCGACCTCATAGCCAAACTGGTGCATGTAGACGAGGACACTAAACGGGCTTACTTTGCCACTAATCAGCCATTTTTGAAAGTCAGTCAAACCGCCACGCTCGTAATTTTCTTCAGATCGGCAGACCTCTCGATACAGATTTATCTCAAACTCATCCTTATGCCCCTCATACCAATCCGCCACGTACTGTGGCACCACTGGTTTTTTAAAGAACGAATCATATAGGTCTTCTGCATACGATACAGAAATATGTCCGATTGTTGATAATTTCTCGATTGCTTCTTGTCTAGTCATTTAATTCAACTCCTTGTAAACGATTAATGCTGATGTATGGCAATATGTAGCACTAACACCGCTGTCGGCCACGCTTGAAATATTCGACTGATATTTGATATCAATGATTTTAATTTGTGGATTCTCTTCGATAAACTCATTAATCAATTCGTCGATGTCTTTGTAATCGGTGAATCCATATTTAACATCTAACCACTTCGTTCTAATCATCATTTTCCTTCTCCCAGCAACATCTTTTCTAACTTCTCAATCTCTTTGGACCTTACATAAATTCGATTTGTCCCGTCTGCGAACGGTGTTTTACAAAAAATAATATTAGGACCAATAGAGATGTGACCGATATCATCGACGTTTAAAATCGTGTCTATATCACACCCTTGATTGACGTTTGTAACTCTAATAAATTTAGCCATTACTGTACCTCCACCATTTCCACCTTATATTTTCTTGCATTGCGATATTTCACACCTCGTAAGCGGTGTAATTCATTAATCGCATCATTTTTATTTGTGAAGACATGCTCACTGTCTTCCATGCCGTCGTAATAGACGATTACTTTATATTTCATATCATTCCCCGCTTCTATCTGTATAGATTACTGTGGCTGTGTATCGCACAATTCCGTAATTCATCTCAATATTACAATCAACTCTGACATCTATTAATTCAAATCTGTTTTCTTCAATCCATTTGTTTATTGTTTCATCCAAACCTTTATCTGTGTCACTGTCGCTAAATATCTTTACTTTCCGTTTCATATCTCTACCAGTCTCCTTCCGTTTCCACTGGTTCTACGAGCGTATACCGGTGTACCATAGTAACCGATCGTGCTAGCTGACACACCCAATTGTTCAGCGATTTCACGCTTAGTTCCCATCGCTAGCAATTCTTCACCTTTGTAGAGTGCAAACTCTTTTGCTCGCATAACTCCATCATTCCTTTCAGTAATTTTTCGTCCGGCAACTGTTCTAATAGTAGAATGCGATTGAGCTTCTTATTCCCAATACCTAGTTTAATTGCCACTGCACCTGTCTTTTGGTGTGTGGTATAAAACCAGTGTCTAAAATACTCTACACGTTCTAACACCGTTACCGATTTATCGTATGGCTTTGGTGCATATTTAACACCAGCCATGCGATCATTCCACCGTTTTACCATTGACTATTTCCATAGCCTCCTTAACACTTCTTGCCACACCTACGAGGGCCCCTCGTTTTCGCATGGCATCCATAAATTTCTTTTGGTCGTCTCTCACACGACCTTTTTCGTTTTTTACCTCGATGAAAAATATCTGTCCGTCTGGTCTAAATCCGAATAGGTCACAAAACCCTTTCGGTGCTCCAGTATCGAACCAACGCCCATCAGCCATTCTGACCTTACCAACGTTAATCCGAAATACCATGTACCCAGCTTTTGATAATTCCACTCGAATTTGGTTTTGAATACTATGTTCAGAACTCACTAAATAGTTACCTTTCTTTTTTTTAGAACAGTAACCGTCTAAAATCCAATGATATCAACGGTTTTGACTGTTTTTTTGCCGATTCGTTACCGTTACCGTTATAAGCTCTACTTATATATACTTTATTTATTTATTTATTTATTATTTCAATATATAAATAAGGTAACAAGGTAACTAAGTAGTGTAAAACGGTATGGTTAAAGGGTTTGTGAGGGTTACCGTATGTCGATTTTTACGGTAACCTAAACGGTAACGGTAACTTTTTCATAGCATACTGTAGCCGTGTCCCGTTCTTCATCCGACCAAGAGAATGTGTAATAATGTTTCGGAACATCGACCGAAGGGATAAAACCTTTCCCTGGTTTCGAACGTTTCTTAACCCATTCAGACGGCACAACTTTAGCTAATTGATTTTCAAACTTACGTTTTGCCAATTTCGTAACGCCTTCTTCCTTGCACCATTCTTGATACAACCACCACAAAAACCTTGAGGGAAGGCGAGTGGATTCGAATTTATCGAACCATTCGACTACGAATGATTTAACAGTATCATTGCTTTCCTTGAAATCTTCCAAGGCTTCAATAGATGCTTGTGGTTCATCAAATCGAGTAAAGGATAGCTCTAACGCTTTTTTTAAAACATATTCGAGGACATCCTTGCGATAAATGTAATCATCTTTGATTGCCCAATTATCATCCTTGGTACTGAACGATTTTTTAAACGGTATGATTACAAAACGTCGGTATGTTCCGTTTGTCTTATTCTTAAACCGTGGTAACTCATTTGTTGACTGAATAACCGTCTTCTTAAAGACCGTGGTATAAGGTTGTTTGTTCTTTTCCTCTACCAACACTGGCTCACCGGTCACGACTGAGTTAAAGTTGGAAGATTCATCCACATAGATACCTGCTTGGACATCATCCCCGATAACAACAGTTTTTCCTTCAATCATCGAAAGTGAGAAACGTTCTGAAAATTGATTGAGTTTAAGACTAGCAATGTTCTTAATTCCGACAAGGTTGGTGATGAGCTGCTGCACTGTTCCCTTACCGTCATTACCCTCACCGACAAACCAGATTGATTTTCGGTAAGAGTAATTACCGTTGAGACTCGCAGAAATAACTTGCCAGATAAGTTTCACAAGATCTTTATCCCCACTCATGAGATCTAGTAACCAACTATCCACATCCCAACCGTCAATCACTGGCGATTCTGCGAAACTATCATAAGAGGTAGCGATTGTTGAAAAAGCTACGAACTCATGCGTGAATGGTTTTAAGATACGTTCTTTTTTATCGTAGATACCATTTTTTACAAGGATAAAACGGTTAGGTTCTTCAAACTCACCGACAGCAAAGTTACAAGAAAAATCTTCTCGTTGGTTAACTCTGGTAGTTGATGCAAGCATGAATAGAGCGTTTTTAGCCTTGGTTTCGTTAAAGTTAGGCTCTAGCAATCGAATGACACGGTAAGCGAAACTAGGGTCTTTGTGGTAGTACCCTTTATCTGGGTCATAAATAGCCACACGATCATTAGGAAGGTTGATGATATAAAGAATTTCTTCCATCCCTTCCGCTACTGCTAATTCAGTCAGTCGGGTAGGTGGATTTTCTTTCTTTTCCTCCACACCATATTGGTTTGGTTTCTTCCACGATGCTTTCTCTAACCATATCTCACGGTAGTTTTTACATGCTAAACGGATTTCTCGCCAATCGTTAGGCTTTTTTAAGAACACTGGACGGTCAACAACTCTTTCCTTGTATTCTTCATTGATCTGTTGAATATGTGGCGGTATTTTCATGTTTTACTGTCTGTGTCCTTTCTAAGCATACTTTCAAACGTCCTGTCGAATTCGCTGTCTGACAAACTTTCCGGAGTGTAATGATTGGCAATTTTTGCCAACAAATAAACCGCATCTACATCTACCCCACGAATTAGCAGCCCACCAACAAAACTAGCTAGGGCGTTATTTCTTCCACCTTTATCACCGAGACCAAAAACAATCTGCTCGAATAATTTAGCGGTTTTGTTCGAAAACTCACCTTTTTTATAGTTGGTTGAAAAACTCAAAGGCTTGTATTCCTGCTCCGATTTCAGAATATCCACTATTTCTTTAGGAGCTTCAGCTATCGTGTCGGTGTCTTTGTTCCAAGAATACTTCCCTTTCGGGTTATTGCTTGGTGCTACCAAAATGTAATTATTGTTGTTCGCCTTAATATCAATACCGGGCTTTACACGAATATCTTGGCTAATATTTACGCCTTTTGGTTTCTTTAAGAAAATATGTTTCCCACCAGAAGGCGTATTAGCCGTTAATGTTTTCGGAATGTACTTGGATAGCTCCCAATCTTCTAAAGACTGGTAGCCATCCTCGCTTTCCGAAACATCGATATCAATGACAAAGAAGTCAGTCGTCCGTAGGGCAATGTTAGCGTCTGGGTGTTCGTGCCACAAACGTTTCACTTCTTCTTCACTAAATGTTTTATCTTTAAATTTAGTGACCGCACGTTTACTTGTTTTGTCTATTGGGATGACCGAAAAACCTAGCTTTTGATAATGAAGGGCGTAATCTACCATCCCTACCATAGCTTTAGAACGGCAAATCTAGGTCTGATACTTCTGGTGTTTTTTCTGCTTTCGCAGAATAAGGTGGCAATTCTGTTTGTTCACGTTTTTTAACACGCAAGTTTTCGTAAACCTTGCCATTCCATTCTGAAGTTTCGTTTTCCACTGTCACTTTCATAGATTTACCTTTGATAAGATCTAGGAATTGTTCGATTGTTTGGATGTCAGTTTTTTCCGGAACTTTAGCAGCCTTACAATACATTTGAAGTACCCACTCTGGATATTGCAACGTACTTTTATTGACATAGACCTTGTCAAAAATCAGATTGTTACGGAATTTTTGTTGATAATCATCACGGATTTTAAGACGAATATCCAAGAAATCAGTTCCGCTTTGCGTTGCTGATTGTTCAGCTTGTGATACATAGACTTCATAAGTTCCGTTTTCGATTGCTGCGAATTGTTCTGTTGCTTCATAATTTACTGAAAGAATTCCCATAGTTTTTTTATCTCCAAATCTTTAATTCATTTTGTTTATGCCACAACCACCCGGGTTGATAGCCGTTAAGTAGTCGGAACGCTTTAAGTTCCGCTAGGTTCTTACAACGTGTGTAATTTTTCTTGTAGGTCTTAACTCTGCGATAAATTTCCGCTTCTTCTTTTTTGACCTCTACCATCTCACCTTGGATAGAAACAAATTCTATTCCTTGGTTGATTTCTTGTAATTCGATATCAACGCTTTCTTGCTCGACATCTCTGATTTCTTTTTTCTTAACAACCACTGCTCCGCAATAAGGACAGTTCCCGTCGATTAATTGATCTCGCCAAAATGTTGCGAAACAATCCTCGCAAGTAACAGTTGATTTCTCACTGTTATTTTTGTTAGTTTTAACACCGTCCAATGTCCACTCACGGTCATCGTTTGGCAATCCGTGGGTATTGTAATTCCCAACGTGGTCAATTAAGATAGCTCTTTTGCCTTCTCTGGGATTTAACGCCCTCATGGCAAATTGCAAATAGAGCGATAGTGATTTAGTTGGGCGTAGCATGATACAGACATCAACGCCCGGAAGGTCAATTCCTTCAGTGAATAGGTTGACGTTTACCATAATCATTAGCTCGCCATTTCTAAAGCGTTCCATAGCTTCAGCACGCTCTTTTTTAGGCGTTTTACCCGAAACGATAGCGGCACTATAACCATTCTCGTTAAAGCGTTTGGCTACTCGCTCAGCATATTCCACATTGTGAACATATACGATGGCTTGTTTACCTTCTGCTAAACGCTTGTAGTGGTCGATATAGTCACCGTATGTTGCTGCCGATGATTCGAATGCACTATCTATGGATTGATTTGTGTATTCACCCGAACGGGTTTTGAGCTTATCTAAGTCTAATAGGTTGATTGAGTAGTAACTAAATTCTGAAATGTTCCCATTCTCTTGTAGCCATTTAACTGATTTGCCTTCGACTAAATCTTCAGCTAAATCATGGAAACCAGCTCCATCTAATCGAATGGGTGTGCCAGTGAAGAATAATTGCGTTGCATCTTTGAAATAAGTTAAGATGGTCTGATATTGTTTGGCTTTGATATGATGAGCTTCGTCAACTAATATCACATCGAATTTAGGAAGTTTATCTAGTTTTTTAACAAGACTTCCTACTGTCCCGATGGTGACATTGTCAAGATCAACGCCACCACGTTCAAAGGTTGCTATGACTTGCTCGTTAATCTCCTTGCGGTGACTAAAGAACAAGACTTTTTTGTTTTTATCCGTGGCATTTTTAGCAATGTAAGCCATCACTACTGTCTTGCCACTGCGAGGGGGCGATTGAACCATGATTTTGCGATTACCTCGCTTCATAGATTCGATAATGTCAGTTATCAGTTCCTTCTGGTAATCCCGTAGCGAAAAGCTCATCTACCTTACACCCCTTTCGCTCATCGAGACGATTCTTGGCGTAGACACTCGCTGACGGTTGCAAGATGAACCCTCTTACTTCCTCACCGTCTTCAGTGGTCTTTTTGACAAGTCTAGCAACTACATCCGTTAAACCAAGGAAGTTATTTAAAATTTTCGAGCGAATATCTGGCATGGCACGATTGTAGATAATGCCGTTTTCGTCCGTCCACTGATCAGAAGTTTCCCATGCGATAAACACGATTCGTTTGTTGAGTTGCAACAAAGCTCGTAAGCTATCAAGGATAGTAAAATCAACCCGCTGGTAATCAGCTTGCGAAGGTACACGGTCGTTGTTCCCTTCACGCCCTAAATTAGATAAGCACGCTCGGAATAGCTCTGAAACGTTATCAACTACGATTGTGTCGTATGGTTGACTAGCTCCTTTTAGAAGTTCCTTGACGATTGTTAGCCATTCATCCCAAATTTTGTGAGTGTCTACGTCTGCGATATCAATGTTTTCACAACCGCTTAACACTTTGGCTGATTTATCAATATTGATGACCAGTGTTTTGCCGGGGATATATTTGACCGCTGAAGTCTTACCGAACCCCGGATTTCCATAGATCAGATAACAAGCATCGTTATTTTTTAATTCTGTCGCTTTAGTAATTTTCATCGAATACTTAAATTACTCCTTTCTTCAATGTGAGCACCTCGAATGGTTGTACCGCTTTTGATTAATTCTTTAATTGTCTCTTTGTCGGGACTCCACTTCGCTTTCATGTATTTTTTAGGTAATTTCGTTTCATCCACTACTACCGCTTTAGACTTACGGAAACCGACTTTAAAGAGTGTGGTGTCAACTCTGGTTTGACCAGTTTCAGTCATACTAACTGCGAGAGCTGCTTTCAAGTTATCAATTTTCGTTTGATCAGACTTATTTAATCCGTCTAAACGTTTTTTCTCGTTTTTGCGTGCTTCGATATCGGCTTCGAGTGATTTAATAACCTTGACATAGCCTTCTACCTTATTTTCATAATCACTAGTCCAGTCAATCGCTTCGAGTGTATCGAGTTTTGTTTCATCGTCAATTTCCATGTTATAAATTTCTAGAAATTGACCTGTTAATTTATATAAAGTTGCCATGTTTAATGCCTACCCTCCCACCGCTGCATGTTCTATTGGTTCGCCAAGGATTCTAGGAATGCTTTGATGCCATCTTTCATGGATTCTTCACGCTCCGTGCGTTCAAAGTCCGAGCCGTCAAGCTTAGATACGTTGTATTCGGCTTCTACGATAAGCACTTCGCAGCCAAACACTTCAGCAAGCTTGTCAATGCCAGCTTTTTGTTTTTCGTATGGTTCGATTGGTAGCTGTAGCGCTTTCCAAAGTCGGGAATCAAAAGCCGCTGTAAAGGCTATGTTTCCTTTGTCTTTATAGCTCGTAAGAAAGCTATCCTTTTCGGCGCTGTAAAATACGACTTGTTTGTTATTTTCTTTCATGATTATTCTTCCTCACCTTCGTTGTACTTCTTAAATCCAAGAGTTAAAGCAGTGATACCTGCTGCAATCACTACCAATCCTAAAGTGCTAGCGACGCCTTCTTTTTCTCCAGTGTTAGGCAGAACACCACCGTAAACGGCTGTATTTACCGCCTCTTTTGGCTCAGAATCGTTTTTATAAACAACCTCGGTAATTTCTACCTCTTTCGCTTTCGGAGCGTCTACGGGCTTGCTAGGCGCTTCTTTCGGTGTGCTAGGTTTTTCTGGTGTAGGTTTAGTTGGTTCCTCTGGAATTTCAAGCTCTGGCAAGTCCAAGATAGGTGCATCATTTGGAACCACTCCACCCTCGAATGGTGGAAGCTCACGTTCTTCTGGAATACCCGGGATGCCACCGTTAAATTCTGGTTTCTCACGAACTTCTGGGATGCCCGGAATACCACCTTGGAACTCTGGCTTGTCATGTACTGGTGCTTCATTTGGCACTGTGCCGCCGTTCCATTCTGGGATTTCCACCTTAGGCGCATCGTTTGGAACCGTACCGATAGGCTCGGTATACTCCGGCAATTCTCTAACTTCTGGAATGCCGGGGATACCACCCTCAAACTCTGGAATTTCAACTTTTGGAGCTTCACGAGGGATCTCGAATGTTGGTTCGGGTTTATTCTCACCACTGGCATCACCTTTACCACCGACCAAGACGGCACGGCTAGAAGATGTAGCACCATCATTTTCGGCTTTCAACTCAACCTTGTTGGTTGGGTTGGTTGAATCTTTAACCGCATTGACAAGTTTAGTTTTGTACCAGATATAAACCATACGATCAAGGCGATCCATTTTAATTTCAAACCCGTGGTCTGATTTAGCCATTGACTTGATAAGTTCCATTGCTGACCCTTTATCCGTCCAAGGTTCAACGCTATCGACATAATTCATTACAAAATAGTCGTCTACAAGCTTTTGATTGTCGCTCATAGTATCGATAAGTGTCACATAGTTTAGGACACGGCGTGCATAGTTGACACGAATAGTCCAGTCAATCACAGTAGGGTCATCCTTGTCTTGGCTACCCCACTTAGCGACCAATTCATCCTTGCCGATTTCTTGTTCTTTGCCGATGTTTGCAGTAACGACTGTACCGTTGAAATTAACGGTCACAGGCTTACCTGATTCAACGGCATCCGTCCACTTAGCATCTAACTTCAAGCTCATTTGCTTGTTCAATGGGTGGTTTTTGAAGTAGTCATTGAAGATTGTAGTAACTGTTTGGGTTGCTACGTTCGTAGACGCTTTACCAACCACGTTATTCTCTGGGTTTTTCACATCAAAGTCATAATTTGTTTGGAAAGTGATTTCCTTTGGCAAGTTGAATGTGACTTTATCGCCTTCGTTGATAGCCATATCGTCAGGGAATTTCACATCCTTGTACTCGACTGTGAAGCCTGAATATTTTCCGTCTCCATTAGATTGGTCGATAGCAACATCTGGATTTGTTACTTGAATATTGTCACCTTCTTTTACAAACTCAGTAGGCTGTTTAGGTGTTTCTGCTACTGGTTCAGTGACTGGTGCTGTTTCAGTAGTTGGTGTGCTTGCTACTGGTGTTTCGGTAACTGGCGCTGTTTCCACTGGTTGCACTGTTTCAGATGGTGTCACGGTCACGTTGCCAGCGTTGTCAGCAGTATAGACATTAGATACAGTAGGTTGATTATCTACTACTGGTTGAGCAGTTTCGTCCGCTGATACTGATCCAGCACCGATAAGCAATGCTGTAGCAAGTGCAAGCGTGCCACAAAGCCCGTAGGCTTTTGATTTAGTGAAAGATGGTTTAGCGACTGTTTGAGTGTCAAAAGATTTCATGGTATACTCCTTGTATAGATGTTTTTTTCTAGCACAGGCCCTTACCTGTGTTTTTTTTAGTGCTTCAATCCGCACCCATAGCCCACCGTGTCGTATTTCAATGTTTTATTAGACTTATGAATGGGAAAATTAGGAAAAAAGTAATTTAGTAAAGATTTTTTTTGGGGAAAGGTATA